ACACTCTTTCCCTACACGACGCTCTTCCGATCTAGGCCTTCAAGGGCGTGTTTTTGAAAATTTGACGGATTTTCGGCCGAAAGTTCAGGAATTTACAGGGAGGGTTCTTGCGATCTTAAAAATTTTTACTATATTGTTGCCCCGCATATAACCCGAAGGCCGGAATATCCCCGCTCCTGCCGGCCTGTTTTGAATGGTTCCATTTCTAAAAAGACAATGCTTATGAAACAAAAGAAAATGCTTGCACTCACTCTATCACAACTGGAACAACTTTATCGGCACGAACTCCCTGAATTGGTCAGCATCGCCGTTCAAAGCGACGATGCGGAAGCCTTCAAAGCCAACCTGGCGGAGTACATTGCCGGACATCCGGAAGTGGACAGCGAGGCCGGTAAGCAAATTCGACTCTTGATTGAATTTGACGGGCAGGAAGTACACGAGCTCTCCATCGGAGAACAGCTGCCCATATCAACTTTATCAATGCTGCATTCCTTCCTCACGGGACAATGGGAAGAGGAAACGGAAACGGACCTGTTCATCGACTTGTTCCAGCAGTTCAAACGCCTCCACCAACCCGCCCCCGCCCTGCCCTCCGCACAGAAAATCAAAACCCTGACCGAACGCTGGCCCAGCGGACTGGATGAAGACGTGCAGCATATCCGTGCAAAGAACAAGGAACGCATCCTGCATGCACTGGTGCAGAAGATTGAGCACCGCAAGAACCCGGCTTCCCGCTTCCATTTCAAAGAGGGACTCAGCTACGAGGAGAAGTTCAACCTCGTCAGCGAATGGTGGAATGACTTCCGTTTCCATCTTGCCATGGCCGTCAAAAGCCCTACGGAGCTAAACCGTCTTCTCGGCAACTCCCTTTCTGCCGAAACCATGTACCTGCTCTCAAAAGCCCGTAAGAAGGGAATGCCTTTCTTCGCCACCCCCTATTATTTGTCACTGCTGAACTGCACCGGCAGCGGATACGACGACGAGGCTCTGCGCAGCTATATACTCTATTCACCCCAACTGGTGGAAACCTACGGACAGATACGTGCCTGGGAACGGGAAGATATCGTAGAACCCGGCAAGCCTAATGCCGCCGGCTGGCTGCTGCCCGACGGGCATAACATCCACCGCCGTTATCCGGAAGTGGCCATCCTCATCCCCGACACCATGGGACGCGCCTGCGGAGGACTCTGCGCATCTTGTCAGCGTATGTACGACTTTCAAAGCAAACGGCTCAATTTTGAGTTTGACACCCTGCGTCCCAAGGAGACATGGGAAAAGAAGCTGCGCCGGCTGATGGCCTATTTTGAGGAAGACACGCAACTGCGGGACATTCTCATCACCGGCGGTGACGCACTGATGAGCCAAAACAAGACGCTGGGCAACATATTAGACGCCGTCTACCGCATGGCAGTCCGCAAGCGGAAAGCCAATCAGGAACGGCCCGAGGGAGAAAAGTATGCAGAGCTGCAACGTGTACGCCTCGGCTCACGCCTCCCCGCCTACCTGCCCATGCGCATCAATGACGGGCTGGTGGAGATTCTAAGGGAATTCAAGGAAAAGGCGTCTACCATCGGCATCCACCAGTTCATTATCCAGACACATTTCCAAACCCCGCTCGAAGTCACTCCGGAAGCTGCCGAAGGAATACGCAAACTGCTGGCAGCAGGCTGGCTCATTGACAACCAACTGGTATACAACGTAGCTGCATCCCGCCGGGGGCATACTACCCGCCTGCGGCAAGTGCTCAATCAGTTGGGAGTGGTTTGCTACTACACCTTCTCCGTGAAAGGTTTTGAAGAAAACAATGCCGTGTTTACCCCCAACAGCCGTTCCGTACAAGAGCAATGGGAAGAAAAGCGCTTCGGAAAGCTGACCAAGGAAGATGCCCATAATCTGTCCGTACTGCTTGGAACCGTCCATGACCCGGCAGCCTGCATCCGGCGTTTCCTGAAAACGCACCACCTGCCTTTCCTCGCCACCGACCGCAATGTGCTCAACCTGCCCGCCATCGGCAAGAGCATGACCTTCAACATGGTAGGCATCACTCCCGAAGGCAAGCGCATCCTGCGTTTCGACCATGACAGCACCCGGCGCCACAGCCCTATAATAGACCGGCTGGGACAAATATATATCGTAGAGAACAAGTCCATAGCCTCTTACCTCCGCCAACTGCAGGCCATGGGAGAAGACGCCGAAGAATATGCCACCATCTGGAACTATACGGAAGGCAAGACAGAATCCCGGTTCAGCCTCTACGAATATCCTGATTTCCCCTTCCAAATCACCGACAGAATGAGCAATCAGGACATTGCAGGATAGCATATCCAAGATATATTCCGTACTTTTGCAGGCAGAACAATGAAATTGGAAAGTATGGAAATAGAACAACACCCTTTAGAACCCTTCCTTCCCGGCAACGCCCGTCTGCTGATGCTGGGAAGCTTTCCTCCGCAGAAAAAGCGGTGGTCCATGGAGTTTTACTACCCCAACTGGAACAATGACATGTGGAGGATTACCGGGTTCCTTTTCTTCAATGACAAGGATTATTTTGTAAACAAGACGAAGAAGGCTTTCTGCAAAGAACGCCTCATCAGTTTCCTGCAGGAAAAGGGTATTGCCTTGTTCGACACAGCCTCTGCCATACGGCGCCTGCAGGACAACGCCTCGGATAAGTTTCTGGAAGTGGTGCAACCCACGGACGTCCCTGCCCTGCTACACCGGATACCGCAATGCAAGGCTATCGTCACCACCGGTGAGAAGGCAACGGACACGCTGTGCACGCAGTTCTCCATCGACAAGCCCAAAGTAGGTGACTTCACGGAGTTTCTTTTCGAAAACCATCCGATGCGCCTCTACCGGATGCCTTCTTCCTCAAGAGCCTACCCGCTGGCACTGGGAAAAAAAGCAGCAGCGTATCGCATTATGTATCAGGACTTACAGATGTTGTAAGCAACTTTCTTTATAAAATAAGTACGTCTGTTACTTGCATATTTGAAAGTTTGCATTACCTTTGCAGCCGCAAACACGGGAGTAGCTCAGTTGGTAGAGCACCGGTCTCCAAAACCGGGTGTCGGGAGTTCGAGCCTCTCCTCCCGTGCAACAACAAACCGTTGTAAATCACGAATTTACAACGGTTTTATCCGTTTAGGTCGGACGAAAGTCGGACAGATTTAATTCTTGATTGTCTAACATCCTACGTTTTCATACTTGAAAAACGTAGAAAAAAATGTTTTCTAAAAAAAGAAAAGGTTCTTCCTTAGCAACTATAGTAAGCTATACGTTACCTACCCTCCATACTGGCAAGAACTGGTATGTGGATTTCACTGCATACGACCCAGCAGAACAAAAGATGAAGCGCAAGAAATATATGCTGGATGGAATAAGCAAAATCACCGAACGTAGAAAAAGAGCTGCTGATATTATTGCAACTGTTACCGCCAGACTTCGTTCCGGATGGAACCCATGGGCAGATTTGTCTAATTCTCGCCAATATGCAAAAGTGGAAGATGTGATTAAGATGTATGCAAAATACCTTGATAAACTGCAAAAAGCCGGCAGCATCAAACCCAATACATTCACAGACTATAATAAGAGACTACGTGTACTCTGTGATTATATGCAAAATCACACCTTACCAATCATGTACATTTACCAATTCAACCTAACCTATATTAGTGATTTCCTGGACTATCTCCTACTTGATCGTGATTCAAGCGCCCGTACCCGAAACAATTATAAGATATGGCTCTCATCATTCTGCTCATGGTTAGTCGAAAAACAATATATGGAAACTAACCCGTGCGAACGTATAAAGTCACTCAAGGAAGAAGATAAAAAACGCACTGCAATCTCTCCGGAGGATTTAAAGCGAATCACTAAATATCTGTCAGAAAATGACCCTTATTATCTTCTTGTCTGCCGAATGGAGTATTACACGTTTATTCGTCCAGAAGAACTGACCAACATTAAGTTATGCGATATAAACCTAAAGGAACAAAAGATACTTATAGCATCAAACATATCTAAAAATCGACGAGATGGCATGGTAGGATTGAATGATGAAATAATAAAGCAGATGATTGATTTACATATATTCGATAACGATACTAACTGCTATTTGTTCAGTAAAGGTTTCAAACCTGGCAATAAAAAGATTACTACCCGAGTGATTAGAGACAGATTCTATAAGCTCCGTTCAGCTCTAAAGTTACCAGATACCTATTTATTTTACAGCTTCAAGGATTCCGGAATCCGCGACTTAGCTAACTCTGCCGGTATAGTAGTTGCCCGTGATCAGGCAAGGCATACAGATATATCAACGACCAACAAATATTTGAAAGGAAGTTCTCTGACAGTACATGAAGAAACAAAACACTTTGTCGGAGAACTATAAAGGAGCGGCTTATTCAGCCACTCCTTCCACAGCTTCCTTCAACCGCCAGATATTGGTATGAATATACGAGACGCGTCGATTATATACTCCAAGAATAAAAAGCCCCGACCGCTACCAGCCAGGGCATACACCTATCCGCTGATAAGTACAACTTTCTACGTGGACAAATATAGCTATATGCTACCACATAAACAAATTATAGCTCACCCCACCACCGACATAAAAACCACCCGGATAACCATATCCAGCCTGCAAGCCAAATCCCCAACGCTTCCTTTTCGGTTTGACAATCACCGGATGATAAATATCATTCGTCACCGTCTGATACACAGTCTTCGGATACACCACCATACTATCCAGCCGAGGGTCTACATACCCGCTTACCACAGCACGATACGAACTGTCTCTATATACCACTTGTTTACGACGGAGCAAGGTATCACCTATCCGTGTCGTATCATCCGGCACGAAACGCCAGAACACAGCCATCGGCGCAGAGATAAGCATCGTATCTACCTTGACAACCGTCTTTATCTTCGTCTCTACACGAACTTCAGCTGGAGGCTGCTCATGCGGACGGAACCAAGCCGTCACACAAGCAATTACCAGCAGTACAATCAATATCCACGGCAACTTTTTCATTCCTCGAACCTTAAATCGTTTATACGGTTCATCCACCCCCGTTTGAATTTATTGTTCGCCGGACGAGAACGGCATATATCCTCGATGAAATCGAACCGTGCAATCTTAATCATGTCGAACAACTCACGCGGGTTCCTGGCATTCACCGCAGCAAGTGTCTTAGGACCTACTATTCCATCCACAGTAACACCAAGCAAACGTTGAGGAATCTTTATTCCGTGTGCACCGGATGCCCACACCCAATCGACAAGGATATTTGCTACGGACTGGCTTGTTATCAAATCTGCTTTCCATCTGTCCCAATAATGCGGCTTGAGCACCCGTTTAACGACATCCTCACGGGTAAGCAGACGCAGGTCATCCACGTCTATATCACCGTCACCGTCCTTGTCATAGCCGCATGACTTCCACGTACCGATAGTCACACCCATATTCGTAGCACCTCCAAGGTCTGCCGGGTCATTCACGAAACCGCCTTCCCATTTGAGAATCCACGGTGCTAATTTATACACATTCGCCATTTCAATTTTCCTCCTTATTCAATTAATACCCATTTTGCGGTTCTCTATCACCGCACTTCTTTCTCTCACACCGTTTCAGTGCCAGTTCCAGTTTCAGGTCAGAATTAGTCTCCTTCAGTGTAAACAGCTCATCCTGTGCCTTACGGAGCCGGTCAGTCTGCTCCACAAACCGCTGTTCCTTCTCCGAAAGCTGCTTCTGAAGGAACTCGTTGTACTCCCGTAATGCCTTGAACTCCTCGACATCCGCATGTGCGTCCTCAATACGCGCGTTGGTCTTACGGGACATCCACCACTTGATAAGCTGCTTGATGCCCTCGATGCCACCGAGTGCGGTCACCAACATAACCCAATCATTCATATCCATTTCACCAATTCATTTAATAATCTACTAATAACCATATCTTTGTCCGACACCGCACAAATGTACATCAGACGAAATCAAACAAGTTGTTGAATTACAATTTTCCACTGACATTCCGTGACAGCAAAAGTAATTGCTTCCACAGCCTCGAAAAAGGACATAAAAAAAGAGCTCGATGACAACGTAAGTCGTCACTAAGCTCTTGGTTATATGCAAAGATACGATTATTTTATGCAAAGTAAGAAATAATTCGCTATCTTTGTGGAAAAGAAAAGGTTATGATAGATACATTGTGTTTCTTAATAGTCGCAACTGTTATTGTTGGAGCAATTACAGCATTTGTAACTATACTGCTTCACGAAGCAAAAAAGACTAAATGGAAAAGTCCCTATACGCATAGAATGATGGGGGACTAACCTATTACCCCTTTTTCTTTTAATTTAAATAAGTCATCATTACCTTCATTGAATAATCTCTGGTGATTATCTCTTTTATACTCAACTTCTGTCGCTTTAGAAAGAAGTGAGATTAATTCAGAGGTATAATAATGTTCAGTTTTCTTCAATAATTCTGAATAACGCGGTTTTTGGTCTTTAAATATCATGATTTTGTTACAAGCTTCCATATCCTTCTTAATTTCATACAAGTTGCACATTATTACATTAACAGCTGGCTCTATTAACTTGCTATTTTTACTTTGAAAAACAGATTCAAGAGCAATCATATTATCATCGAGTGCTTGAGTCATGTTCCCACTATAAAAAGATTTGCTATCTCCAAGCACCATCATTCCTTTCAAAATAGGGATTAAATCATTAAAAGAATCCTCTATATTGCTATTTATTTGCTCTTTAACTTCATCTTTTATATATATGAAATTAAATATCTGCCAGCCGATAAGTATAGTAACCAATAGTGATAAAATACCAACAAGAATAGACATCCAATCAAAAGACATTGGAGATTTTTTAACCATAGCTACACACAAACAAGCTAAACTAACCACAGCGCAAAATATACATGTACGCACTTTAAAGTCACGAAATTCGACTTTCTTAAAAGGATTCATAATAACAGTTTTAAATGGCGAATCCTCTATAAAGAAGTGTCCCCACCGGCATAGATACCGGAACCCGACTGACTACGGGTTACACTCCTTCATAGAGGATTCATGTTGTTTCTATTGTTTCGGGGATTACAAATATAGAAACAGAGTTCGGTATTTCCTAATTTTAGACTTCCATTCTTCGCAAATGGTCATCCAATGTTTTAGGGTTACATTTAAGCTTACGACATATGGCTGCCTTTGAATAACCATATTCGAGCATAGTTCTAATGAGAGGTTCCTTTCCTGTAAGCTTGTAATGCGAATTCCTTCCACCCTTATGCCGCCCTAATTTCTGTCCTTCGGCAACACGCCTGGCAAGGCCTTCTTTGGTCCGTTGCGAAATCAAATCACGCTCAATCTGAGCTGACAGACCAAAAGCGAAGGCAAGTATCTGAGACTGTATATTGTTACCCAACTCATACTTCTCCTTTACAGTCAGAACAGTGATTTTTTTTTGCATGAGAGTGTTTAGAATGCTCATCACTTCCATCAGACGACGCCCAAGACGACTAATTTCAGAGCAAATAAGGGTATCACCCTTTTTAAGTTTTTTCAGCAAAGCGCCAAGCTTCCGTTCTTTTGCAGACTTGGTTCCGGATATGATTTCCGACACCCATTTGTCTATTTGCAATTCTCTTACCTTACAAAATTTCTCTATCTCGAATTTCTGATTCTCAACCGTTTGCTTATCTGTCGAAACACGAATGTATGCGTAAATCATTTTTGTCGTGAAGATAACTTTAATCATTAGCCTTACCAAAACAGAATTCAATCGCCCATTAAATGTAAGATTATGGCAGAGAAGCAAGA